TGTATAAGAGACAGTCTATACACAATACATTTTCCACGAAAAAACCCCCATCACCTTTCTGGTGTGGAGGTTTAATCTATATTTAGTAATTTTTATTAACCCAAATTCTATGAATATTTAATTCCTTTATAAATTGATAATTAGTAACCGTCATTTTATAACTTAATACTTTTTTAAATTTTTCTAAGTATTTTATTGAATCTTTTACAAAGCAATGTAACTCGTCAGTTGTATTAACTTCCATTATTTCTACAAAGTCATTGTCTTCAAGTGATGTTAAGATGTCAATTAGTTTCATTTCTATTGTTCCTTTCCTTATCTTCCTCTTTATTATATCATAGTTTTATTTAATCGTCAACTATTTTAACTTTAAATTCTTTTAATAACTCACATGCGTATTCATATTGTAAGTCATTTGTTAGCATTTTAACACTGCACATTTCTATCACTTTATCTGTCAAATATACACTAACAATCAAGTTAGGAAGTTTTCCATTATGCAAATATCCGCCAACTCCGTGATAATCGTTTATATACCACGAAAAATCTAAATTGTGTTCAGTCAATAGATTTTTGCTAACGCTAAGCATTTTTCTATGTATGTCATTAGTCTTCATCATTATATTTCCTTTCTACATTTATTTCTACGCAATAAATTGTTGTAACCGCCATAATAGCAACACAACACACTATTGTTAAACACATAATATCCATTATTTTTCCTCCTAAAGATAATCTTTGCACACCTGTTCACATAAGGTTTATTGTTGTATTAGTATTTTTCATTTTTATGTTCTTTTTCTTCTTCTTCCACACAGTATACTATATGTGATATAATATCATGAAATATTACCCGTATAAATCTTATAATTCTTTTAATTTTCATTTTTCTTTACCTCCACCATAAAGCTAGAAACATAAGTATCAATGTTGTTTCAGCGATAAACCATAATGCGTATTTTAATAATTTCATCATTTACCCTCCTTAATAGTTATAACGCTCATATAAGTTGGGTCATTTTTCATTATAGGAGTTGAATCAGCTTTACATTCCATTAAATAATAACCCAATGTTCTTCTCAAGCTTTCTAAACTGCCAAAGTATATAATGTGGTCATGATATTCTATTCCAACCATTTCATAACTTCCGTTTTCGATTAGCTTATTTAGGATAGTTTCTAACGTTTCCATTATAATTCGCCATCCTCACTTTCTTGTATTGCTGTACAGAAGTTTATATACATTAGTTCGAATGCTTGGCTATACAAACATTCTGGAAATAATGTATTACGTTCCAGTGATGTATCATACACAGCACATGAAGCGCGTAAATATTCTTTTATAGTGTTTATGTCTTCTGTTGATTCAATAAACTTAATTGTTACGAGATAAGGAGCTTCACTGTACTTCCTGTCATAGCTACCTTCTTTGGTGTTTGAGTGGATATGTTCTATTGTTTCTTCTAACCATTCTTTAAATACTTTTAATACATATTCTCGTTTCATTTATTGTGCCTCACTTTCATCGATATCGATTCCTATTATAATCATTTTATGATAGGGTCGATTTATGCGTTTTGCTTCTTTTACAACGATACTAGGCGTAACGCATTCGAATATTTCTTTTGGGGTTCCAGAGAGAATGTTAATACCGTGATAAAATACAGCAACAACATCGATACTTTCTTTCATATGAAGTTCATATGTGTATTCCTTAAGTGTAGTATATTTCATTTCTTATCTCCTTTAAGGGGTTACCTTTATTACACTTATATTATAACAAAAGAAGACTAAAAAGTCAACTACTTTTTAGCCTTAATTTCAAATTTATCATTCATTAAAACCACACCGCCTTTTACTTGGTGCCCTATTAACTTTTGGTCAGATTTAAAGCCAACTTTGAAAGCGTCATAAGTTAATATATTTTTTATTTTGTCTGGCATTCCTGCACACTTAACTTCAAGCAGATACATGCTTCCCCTTTCATATCCAAAGTGCGGCGGTTTTTGTTCTACAAAATCTTTCCAAGGCATACCGCTTTCTTTATGCTCTTTTTCATATTCTTTTACTTTAGATAACCATTTCTTTTTTTCTTTGTTTGTTTTGCATATAACTTTATCAATATAAGTTTTTTGACGTAAATATTTTGCTCCTATATTGTATGTTTCGACTTTCCAGCAATCTAGGTGCGTATCATGAATTTTTATGCTTTTAGGTATATGCCACCCAATCATATGTACGCTGTCAGTGTCGACATAAATGAAACGGTCTTTGTCAGATTTATAATTTATATATGCTTCGTTAACTTTGTCTATTGTACTGATTATGTCATATCTAGACCATGCAGTAATAAATATTGCTAGCGGCAAATATATAGGGTCTTTTATAGTTATATCCTCAACTTCAATAACTTCTCCGTCTTCTTTAAATTCTGGATGAGTTGGAACGCGGAATTTTAGCACATCATTAAGCAAATAAGGTTCTTTTTCTTTTACTTCTGGATTCGTCCCAAATTTTCCGTATAATGCATTCATGCGTAGTTTCGCCATAAGCCTTTTCACACCCTCACTTGTTTCCTTTGTTTTCATCAGAGAATTTATATAATCGTTAAAAAATTGTCCTTTTGCTGTTTTAAAATAAAAACCATCCAAGTACTCAATATCATATACGTTGTAATGTTTAAAGAATATTTCTAGGTCTGGCGATGGTAGCCATAATTCAACTTGCTCGTCTATATAATCATCTATTCTACTGTGCTCTAGGTATTCCGTATCACAGTAACGTACAGTTTTCTTTATCTGTATTGTTGGTATATATCTATCTTTTACATCAAATCGACATAAGAAATGTTGGATATAACATTTACTATCACCAGTATATTCTCCCTCAAAATAATTGGGAAGACCGTACGGCATTTCCCTTGTGCACATCATAGACGGGTGCATACTATTTTTATCTATATTACAGCATATGCCAATTTGTCCATTTTCTGAAATTTTGGCATATTTTTTGTTAACATATACAAAACCTCCAGTATATGACTTCCGTAACATTTTATCTGTTTCATGGTCTAAAACTGGAAAGTATTTTGTAAATTGTTTTTCTCCTCCTATATTTTCTTTAAAATTTGCTAATGTATCACTTCCTGTTGTCATCTTCTTAAATCCCTCTTCAAATAACATTTTTAATGCCCTAGCAAGTATAACAACATCATGCCGTAAATATTCTTTATCTGTTGCGCTTAATACACCATTTTCTTTTCGATAACAATTATAATCTATTTCCAACTTTTGCATGTCTGAATCAAATCCAAAATTTTTGGCAATAGCGGAAATGCTATATGGCATTTTTTTCAAACTATCTTGTATAATTGTTTCATGTTTATTTCTACCTTTGACATCCCACACAATGCTTATTTGATACCAAACACTTTGCTTATTTATCATTGTATCGAATGTTTTAGGCTCTTTTTCTTTAGACCATTTATAACCGTTTTTAAGTAGCCACCACACAATAAACGAACCGTCAAACTTTAAGTTGTGAAAAAATAACACAGGTTTATGAAGTGTTTTAACATATTCCATAAATGAATCAATAGAGGTACCGCTTACCATGTCATAATTATCATTATCGTATACTTTGCAACACCCCCACGCCCATACATACGTTCTCATACCTGCTTCTATTTGTTCTTTCGTTAAAACTAATGTTTCAAAATCACAAGCGTATGAATTTTTAATATTTGTTTTCATTTCTTACTTCTTTTTTCTGTATTTTTTATTGTAAAAATCTGTTACAGTATCTTTAAATAGATTGTAATTATCTTCTGATTCTGGGTTTCCATAAACAAAATCAATGTTTAATACCTCGGATGTATACGCAAATTCAGCTAATTCTTTTGCGCTCATTCTTTTTATCTTTTTTATTATTTCTTTTATTTCTTTTTCGTCACCAGTATTTCCAAACTTTGTTTCTATAGATTTAATTAAATTATTTTTATATAACGCGTTCATTTTTTCAGAATATTTTTTAGTTTTCATGCGTTTCCAAGCTTTTACTTTACGTTCTAACATGCTGTTAGATTGTAATGTTTCTGGGTCAAATCTAACACTATTTAATTCTGGAAAAGCTGTTTCACCGAGATATTTTGTTGCCCTCTGTCCGTGATATTGCCCTGCTGTTTCTTTAACTGCTTGGCTACCTTTCTCATGTATAAAAGGTTTGCTCAATATTTGTGAACGTTTTTCGGCTCTTTGCTCATTTATTTGTTCCGCCAGTTTTTCAGCTCTTTTTATAAGCTTTCTGTTAAGCCAAGCGCCTTGTTTATTTCTGTAATACCCTTTTTTCTTTTTCATAAAATAAAAAGAGTGTTTTCGCACCCTTTAACACTAGAACGGCAATTCACTTTCTGGCGGATAGAATGTGATATCGGTGAAAGTATTCCCATTTGAAGTTTTTGTCTTTTTCATTAACATTGGCACTCCCTCTCTTTGTAAATCTGTTACCAAGTCTTCTTCTTCTACTTTAGAAATAAAGTCTTTCATTTTAGTGCCTCCGTTATAGTAATGTTCATTATCTTCTTTAATAATAAAGGCAATGAAATTTTCATATACGTTGCCTTTCTTTTTGCTCCTGTGTTCGTAGTCGCATAAAGTAACAACTTTTCCAAGGATAGAATCAATTTTTTCGCCTGTTCTGCCGATAAAACTTTCTTTTGTTCCGTTCTGTTCCTTTGCTAATTCCTTTAATGTTTTCATTTTCTAATTTCTCCTTTACTAGTCTAATTCTAATTCGTACTGTTCATCATCCAATACAATAGCGGCATTTGCAATAAAAGTTTCTTCGCTCATTTCATAAGTGTTTATTTCTTCTTTAACACTTCCACTTACTACTTTAGCTTTGCATGCTTCTTCAATGTCAGCAATCGCTTTTTTAACAATTTTTCTTTCGCTGAATTTTCCTACGAAATCAACTTCTTTTAAAATTGAATTTCCGTCATTTAGAAGTACATTAACTGAAGCTGTGCCAGTGATAATGCTCTTTTTCATTTTATCTCTCCTTTTCCTTAACTACATCTTAATTATATCAGAAGATTTATTTAATGTCAATACTTTTAAAGTAATTTGTTTAAATCTTTTGCGCTAAAATATGCCTCTGTATCATCATAATATACGCATGCATTTTGAAACATTGTACGTAGTAATCTCATATGATGATTGTTTTTGAAAAATTGAAGCATTACTACATTTGGTTGCATATCATCTGTAGTAAGTGCATATGTTATACTGTCATTTTTACCTACTTTGGTACTTATATATAACTTACTGTCTTTATAGTCCATCCACAACCCTAAGTGCTTTCCGTATATATCAACGCTTGCAATGTGTATCGCTTCTGGAGTTTTATTTTTGATAAATGGAGAATCATCGTTTATAAATTCGTTATCTATCAGATAACCTCCTATTTTAGATTTTCTTTGTAGCATTCCTAATTTTGTTTGTGATTTAAAGTTTATATATTCTTGGTCGGCAAAATGATGAAAAAGCAATAGACCGTCTTTGTCCTTTACAATGTCTTTATTATCTATTCTTTTTGTATATCCCCAGTAAACACAATGTGGGTTATTCATGGTAACCGAGTTAGCTAAGCACAGACACTGACATTTTTCCCGACTTCGGAAAACCGTTTCCATAAATCCAATAAGCGCGTCAACTTCGTTTGGGAGATAAAACAATTTTGACGATTTTTCAATAATAAATTCGTCAAATATAATGAGATTTACTTTATCATAATTTGTTGACTTTTTTGTTACAGCATTAGACAGGGCAACCGCTTTGCAAAATATATTTTTCTTTTTATATAGGTTTTTAGAATCTTCATTTTCATCGCCTGTACTTTTCATAATGTAAGCAGTTCTTCCTTTTACTCCTATAATGTGGTGAGGAAATTCTTTAGAAATCTCGTCAAATTGCGTGGAAAAATCCTCTAATTCACTCTTATACCTACGTAAATATATACATTGATAATCTTTATATATTTTATTTTTTATGCCTTTTACTAAACTACCGTATGTTTTGCCACCGCCACGGTTGCCTAGAACATAATTAAGTAGACAACCATGTGACAGTGTTAAGTTTGGGTTATACCACAAGACTAATCAATCTTCCAGTAAACCGTTTTTCCATCTGTAGTCCCGTAAGCGACATAATGTTTTTTATTTGTTTTACTACTTACATACTCTAACCAATACCACCCATCAGCTTTTACAACGTTTTGATAGTTTAATTTCATTCCTGTATTGTACCAATCCCCCGTTAATGCGGAATTATCAAGGCTAGGTTTGTTGCGCACACGAATGTAATCATACTTTGCGGAAGCTTTACCTTTTGATTTAATAGGTAAATCTGGGGATTTATTATCCCATACTTTAGGACGCAAGCACCCTGCAATATCGCTAACATACATAAGACCCTTGTTAACGCTTGCACTGCCATACTGATTTTGCGCTTGCAAAGTAAATGTGCTACCTTTGTTTAGCCATCCTGCGAATACTCCAATATGGGAAAGAGGTGTAAGGCTTCCTCCGTTTTTAAATACAACTACATCACCATTTTGTAAACTAGATACGGGTACCTCTTTAAACTTATCAAGAACACCGTTATTTTTACGGTTATTCCAAATATCAATAACGTATCCTGTTGAGGTACAGTTAATTATTTTACTACCGATTACAGTACATAGATATGCAAAGTAATCCCAACACTGAGCGCCATAATAACCGTCAACATCATAATACTTTCCATACGTATTTTTTAAGAAATCATTTGCTTTCATTTTTGTTCCTCGCTTTCTTCGTTTCCTTTTAATTGTTCTAAGCAATCAATAAGTTTTTGCGGCACAGGCAGTCCCATCTTAGCAGAATTTTCAACGATTGAAAGGCTTTCATTCGCAATATAAAACATTGTTACAAGTGTTCTGCAAATATAACCATCTGTTCCCATGGCTTTATCAACTTGTGCACCTACTGCCACAAGCGCTAGTATCATTACCTTTTTAGCGATACCTTTAAATCCTATTTTACTATCGAGATTAACCCTATTTGCAATAACTCCAGTACTATAGTCAATAATCATAATAATAATAAGGCACTTAAAAGCCACATCTATACCCCCAAAAACATATACAAAGAATGTACTTATTCCTGCCCACAAAATGTTAGCTATATCTTTATAGTTAATTTTCATATAAATTACCTCTTAACTTTCTACTATTCCGTCAAGTCCACCATTAGATACAGATGACTTATAAGTATGCGTTATTTTTGATACATTCCCCACTGATACACTTCCCTCATTATATATACAATTATATAAAGCTCCCGTAGTATCTAATCCAAAACTAAACTTTGCACCTCTTGATAACGAAGCGGCATTTCTTGCGGTGATTCTACACCCACCATGCAGCTCAACGCTTGAATTTCCGACTGCACGTATCCAACCGTTACCAGACTGTCCTCCTGTCATATTAGCGGTACATCCCGTAAAGTCAACGTTACTTGCATCTATTGTAAATTGATAATCGCCAGTAAAATTAAACTCGCAATTTTCAAATTGCACGTTTGCACAGTTCTCCACGGTAACTTTACCGTTAAATCTAACATTAGTAATTTTTAAATAGTGCGCTCTATTTTTAATGTGAATTTCTTCACTCGCTACCGCTGTCGATGGTGACGCCGCTTGAATATGAACAGGCTGGAATGATGAGGCATAACTAATAGCAAACTGAATAAACCTAAATGGTGAATCATTTGTTCCTCTCCCCCAGCTAGCGTTATTACTATTTACTCGTATACGTTGCTCACCTATCACCCCATTAAATTCTAACTCACTACTTTTATCACTTAACCCACTATCATATGGATTTATTTCCCACAACGACCATGAATTATAATTAGTAAAAACGGAATTATTACCATATTCTAGCATTTTTATTGTATCTCCAGTAACATTAAGTCCCTCAAATTCTTTAGCTTCGTAAGTAGGATTGCACAAATATTGATACAATAAACCGCCCGAAACCTTATCAACTCGAATCGCATTCCGCACAAAGTCATACCCACTTGAAGTATTATCACTCCATAAAGTAAATATATTACCTTTAAAATATGCTAAACCGTTAAGTCCACCTAATCTTCTCGCTTGAATTACTGGTCTTGAAATTGAAATAGAATATACAGAAGTAAAAGAAACATTTATTCCGTCACCAGAACATTGACAAACATGTATTTTATCATCTTCAGTCTGTACAATAATATGTTTAGAACGTCCAATTTTATTAGCAATGTTTATTTGAGAAGAAATACCGTTTACAATAACAGTATTGTTTTTTCCTGTAGACGCGTCATACATAATTAATTTATTAGCGTTGATTGGGCACACCATATATACTTGGTTTTTACCATTTGCAGTTAAAGATGGCATATAAGTTAATGAATTTCCGTGCCCCCATGGTTTTTCTTCTGTGGATTGCAATACTAACAAATTATTATACCGGTTTAAAACTGTCTTACTTGTACTAGCATTTCTATTAACAGCCAAGACATTAGACGTATAATCATCCCCATCATTTAGATAACACCATCCTTGAAAACTATTGCCGTCACTTGGCTTTTCAATTTGTTTTAATAATTTAAAACTTGGATAAACGGTTGGTATTTCTTTTACAGCTAATATCTTACTATTAGGATTTTCTTCAATTGTTTGGCAATCACAAATAACACGTTTTGAGCAAATAAATAATGATGTTAAATTGTATGTTCCTTTCGGAATATATACATAGTCATAAGTGTTTAGAATCGTACTAATTCTATTAAACACAGATTGAGCAGAAGCGCTTCCTGTAGGGTCTGCGCCACCATCAGTAACAACGTTCCAAATCCTAGCGCTTGCTTTATTTGGTAGATTATTGTTAATGATGTTCTGTACCTGCTGTCTTGCTGTTTTATCCTTAATAGAGTATACTCCGTCTTCAAATTCTAGATTAGCTACCTCTGCCATATTATTCTACCCCCTTATAACGTTTGAAAACAAAGCTTAACGTTTCTGTTTCAGCGTTATAGTTAACACCTATTTTGATTAACCCTTGTTCAAGCCACTGCTGTAGCAAATTACTAGCATATTCCCATAAATTATCGTTTATCCATGCGACCAACTTTTCAAACTGTTCTTGCGTTAAGTTAAGCATATCAATAACGTTTGCAATCTGATAGCACAAAGCATGCAATAATTCTTTATCGTTGTACGCTTTTATAAACTCCATATCATAACGAGTTATTGTATTAACAGCGCAATTAAGATTATTTGTTACTGGTCTGATATTTGGGTCAAACGGAAATGTCGGTTTAAAATCTGCCATATCTCATGTTCCATCCTTTCATATAATACATAAGTTTCATTTTTTTCTTTTTTGTTGGTGTTGGTGTCGGCGGTGTAACACCCCCATCATACTTTTTAAATATAAGGCCCATAGTGTTAACTACAGTAGTATCATTTATATACCATATGTCAACTGGTCCTGCACTGTCTTGCAAAGCATAACATGGATTCCCCATTGCGCAAGTAATACCATAGGATACAAGACCCTTATTCTGACCTTTCGCTTGGTCTAGGTGGCAATGGTCCCCGTATGCTTGCCCTGCTATACCTGTATGGGATATCAAATCACCCTGTTTAAATTTTGTTGCCGACGGCGGATTTTCATCATGCGTAAAACTAAAGCATACATAACCTATTCCGCTTGGTGTTGCAACCTCATTATCTGATTGATAACCTCTAGTATTTCCGACGCTATCTTGATATATTAAGTGACAATCACACGGAGCATATAATGGATAACGAGCGCTGTTGCCTATAATATCCATAGGATGCCCGCAACAATGTGAAAATGAATCCGAACCAGATAACTGGGTGATATTCATTATATCACACGGAAATAAACAAACTTGATATTTCCCATCATCAGTATTCATCTTTTGTCCTGCTTTCATTGTAGCACGTTAACCCTTTCTATTCCGTCAATTTTTAATTTTTTAAGTTCACTTAATTTTTCTACGATACAAACTTTATAAGACAACACCATTCCATAAGTAACTGAATCAGAACATTTGTCAAGAGAACGTAACGAACGATTTACCAAATAAAGCTCCTTTCTTGCAAATTTTAAAGCGTCATCTATTTTCATATCGTATGGCATTGTTTTAGGTTTGTATATCTCCATTGTTATTCCCCCTTACCATGCACAAATAAATAAATCACAGCAAAACTTATAAATTTCACTATAAATTCCGTTTAGTTCATCTCTAAAACGTTTATAATAATCAAAATCAATCATCATTTTTTCATCAGTTTTATTTCTATTAAAATTTCTACTACCAATATCATTGCCCGTAGCATTATTATTTCCGCTTGAAACAGTGTTATTTGTAGAATTTATACTAACGTTATTGTCCTGTGTATCTGTCATATAAGCATTAGTATTAGTGACGGTGCTTAACGGAAAATCTCTATTTATATTATCTGTTTGCTGTTCGCTTGCTCCTGTTACATCAGTTTTATCATTGTACGAACTATTTGAACTACTTTCATTAGTAGTATCTTCGTCAAACGTTTCACGTGAAACATACTTTTCTGTTCCGCTTATATCTTCCGTAGTAATCTTATCAAAAAATTGATTATACAACGGGAATAACTGATACATTCTATCTGCTAACATTGTCTGCCACGATAAATACGTATGCGATTCTACTGTGTCAGAAATACGATAGTTGAAGAAATGTAAAATAAAATTAACTTCAAAATCTTCTTTAAATTTGGTATCTATCGGATAATCGAAACCAAAAATCCTAGAACGTTGATTCCTTATTAAATCCATAAAATTTGTATTAAAGTAATCAGTATTTTTATAGCCACTTCTTATGATATCACTTACTAACAAAGTCATACACCTCTTTTTCTTCATATCTGTCTGGCACTTCTTCGCCACGAACACGAATAAACGGACTGTAAGAAACTTCTAATTCCGAACATTTTTCCGGAAACCTTTCACGCGCCCAATCTCTGAATGCAATCCTTTGTTGATACAATCCACTAATATTTATGTTCCCAGCTTCTGAAAAGCTTAAACCCTCAAACTCTGTAAGGCGTTCAGACTTGTCATTCATAATAGTGTGTAACCCTACTCTTGTATCCCATTCCTGCAAATACATTTTGCGCATATTCATAAGTACGTCTAAACCTTTTCCAACATCACCACTAATTACTGGTACACCGTTTATTCCGTTTAGGTCTTTGTCAACTATATACCATGTTTTTGGGTCGTTTTCGTTCATAATGTTATCCACTGTACTTTTCAATGCTTGAGTACCGCTAAACAATGTTGGTCTTCTCATCTGCCTGTGGATATAATCAATAGTTCTTTCGATTTTAGCCAACCTTTCAGCAATAGTTGTTGCTACATTAAACACTGGCAGTCCTGTATTGCTATTCCAACAATAAATAAACTCATCATCATACAATAACTTACCAGTTAAGCCTTTATCGGTTGCGATATTAACTGTTCGTACTGTCACTGGCTTAAAGTAATCATCCCACGTTACCATTACATAACGAGACGCTTTTAATATCCCGTCATCATCATATAATACAAAACTTCCGTTTGCCATAAGCATATATTCTAAAATAAAAGAGGTAATTCCATCTGGCAATCCTTTCCAAACAAACAACGACATTAAATCTTCAATAAATTTATCAATATAATATGCCCATATTCTATCATTGTCCAAGTCAATTTGTATCTTACTCGCTTGCTTGTCACTTAAATAAAAAGTAGTACACTTCGATATATTACTTCGTGTCGTTAATTCGTCAAGTGTTTTCATTGCTTATCACCTCATTTTCCATATAGTTTGTTTTTACTTTTTGCAAATCGGTATGCATTAGGGTTACACCTGCACTTACTCTATCAATGATTTTGTTAAGATATTTTGATGGTATATTCCCCGTTATGTTTGGGTCAATAGCCTTAACAAAATTAAATAACGAATGAGTAGTTAAGTTTGGAACTTTGTACCTCATAACTCTGTACCCATAACGGGTTAAATAATCATCAAATATCATTGCTTCCTGTTTGGTTATCGTTCTAGAACGTGCCCTAAAGTCTGCCCTACCGTTAGCGAATCCTGCGTCACCAGAAGTAGTTCCCCTTGCTGTATCTGGTACACGTGTCATTCTTGCATTCTGTGACAATATTCCGTTAACTGTACTTGCGCCAGAAACAAGTGCCGCCGCCGCTCCACCTAACAATGAACCAGTTGCTAACGCACCAGTGCCAAAACCAGAAACCAAAGAAGAAGCAATATTGTACCTAAACTGTCCTTGATTCTGAGCGACCCATGCTTTATATGAATCGACAATATACGCACACATAGGAAAGTTATTTATCGTTAGTTTATATAAATCGTTATTAGTTTCACCCATGTAATTGTTAGGAAATGCTTCGGCTTCCATGTTTAAACCAAAAGAGAATTCTACAGTCATTTCCAGATTTTCTAAAAATTCATACTTTAATTCGAGCGTTTGACCGTTTCCGTTAGCAACTAAACAATCAACATACGGATAAGTAAATAACTTATTGTTTTTAGGGACATAACCACCGAATGAAGATGGTCGTGCAGGTAAATTAAATTTAAGCTGTTTAGGTATTGCAGAATCGTTAAATAATTTCTCTGGGCACATATATAAACCGACGATAGCGTCTTCTTTACCGCGCATTTGTTCTAAAATCTCCCTTGCGCGTTGTGCGCCTGCATTACCTTTTCCGCAATCCTCATATTCGACACCGTTAAAAATATTGCACGTTATTCTTTGATATACATTTCCTCCGTCTGGTTTTTCGGCGTACCCTATAATAATATGATAATCAGCTGGGTTAAAGAAACCACTCCCAACCTCACTAACGGTCAACATATCTTTTATAGACAAGTTTTCATCCTCTAAATGATTCCCTATTCCATCATCTGTTACATTTTCACGTTCGACTATCATGGGATTCCATTCGATATTAAACATATATGTCTGCCACTCGTCAATAGTATAATATACTAATGTTCTTCTTTCGTTTGTGTACTGGCAATCGTCAACAAACGCATAAATTTCTTTTCCACCGTCTTCACCAAAAGACAAATACGGCACATCTCTCATAGTATTTATATCCACATCTAACGCAATCACATTCATGTCCTTAATAGGCGTTACAACCGCTGAACTTATTTTCCTAGATTCAAAATACGATTTTTGTTCAGAACGAGATTGAAACCATCTAACATTATCGTTAGACGGTTGACAATCTACATTCCTGTATAAATTAGCGAACCACATTAAGCGTCTGCAATCGTATATTCAACGGTTGTGGAAGTAACACCTGCCTGTAACTTAATTGTGATTTTTGGCTGTGTTTCGGCGGCATTGATAGTCAATAGACCACTTGGAGTAATAGTTGTTCCAGAATGCACTCCAGCAGTGGTAATGCTGTAAGTGATAGGTGCTTGTCGCTCTGATAAAGAAGCCATTAACTGCACTACTTCACCCTTTTTAATGACGGAGTGGTCTTGCGGCTGTACAAATCCGAATTTTGGCGCGTTACCTCTAATCCGGTAAGTTACACTCTTTGTTACTGGACTTCCGTTATTTCCATCCTCAATAGTTGCGGTTACTGTGATAACGCTCGCCTGTTCATTCTGACCAACATACAACAACCCCCAAGGCTGAATCTGAGTTTCTGGTGCTGTATTACCTGTAAGCGTATAATGCACCTGTTTATTATCTCCAGAAGTAACAGGAATAGAAATCATTTCCGTATCGCCTTTGTTAAGAATAGTATTAGAAGCTGGTTTAAAATCTCCTAAGACTGAAGCAGTAACGGATGATGATTTAAAAGCAATTACTGGATAAACAATAGAAGACGAATACGTTTCATGAACATGCAAGAAATGAGTATCGCCCATAACAGCTCCATTGTGGTTAAAGTCACTAGCGTATAGATTAACGTAGCACCTAAACGCGTTAATATCGCCCATTAAGATTTCAACATTTTCTCCAAGGTCAACCCATGTTGGAACAGTTAACGTATGATTAGCAATAAACTCAGTTTCCTGCATATGGTAAGATGTTGCTAATACCTTAACACTCTGGAATGCTTTTGCACTGTTCTTCATAATGATAAAAATATTTTCTGGAGAAACCTCTCTTGTGAAACCTGCCACATTAAATTTATCACTTGGGAATAATAAATCTAACCCCCACTGACGAACGAGAACCGTCGTATCCTCGGCATGTTCTTTTGTATCAAAGCCTGGAATTTCAACATAATATGCAATGTTTTCAGCGACATATTTAAACAAATTCCAAAACCAATAGTTACGGTCAATTTTGTTTGATTCTGCCGCTACGGAGAACTGCATATCCAAAAATCTTCTAAATGCCTGCTCGCTACTAAACGCACGCTTTGCCATTTCTGGATTGACTGTTAAAGCGTAACGCTCTTTTCTGTTTGGAGTATGGAACATTTCCAAATATTTTGGAATATACTGTTTCAGTGCGTCCTGCCACTGGATTTCTGGATTGTATTTCACAGGCTTAATCTTATCCATTTCAATTTCATCAACAGCTCCACCGATTGACAGGTAATCTCTCATAAGTGCACCGTATTTGTCGGTAGCTACAGCGTATCCCATTTCATACAGTCCTACTTTGTTAAAAAGTGTGTAATAAACCTGGTTTCTCCAACCATCATTTGAATTGATAATCTGACCAATCTGTCCAAAGGTTGAAGAATCAATAGTAGTATCCCCAATAGCTTTGTTAAGCTCTGGATTGTTAACTTCTCTTACTGCTAAATTTAAAAGCTCAGCACCAGACATTTTTTCTACTTCGTTAATATCTGGCATTTTTGATAATCTTGACATAAAATCTCCTCTCATTCTTTGTAAAAATAATCTTCTAGTGATTTAAAATCTTTTTCCATTTTATCTTCGACAACTCCAGCGCGATTAACATCCGACAATCTGTCAACACGTTTCTTCCACACATCAATGTCTTTAGACAGTTTGGAAATCTGCTCATCTCTTTCGGCTACATCAGCACGCAAATTCTCATTATCAGCCGTTAAAGTTTCAATAGTTTTTAATGCTTCTCCATCACGGGCGCTCATAGTGCCAATAGCTGTTTCTCTTTCGTCCTCGTCTTCCATAGCCAAAATACCATAGATTTCTTCTTTTGTCACGTTACCACTCCTTTCGCATATATTATAGCATAAAACAGCAAAAAAGTAAATATGTTTATTGACAAATAAAATAAAATGATTTATAATAAAATTAGGTAATATATTAAGTCATATAATAATGAAGCTTTATCCACGCATAAGGATATCGCATGAATATGCTCGGCGGAGCGATTATTGACAATATATTAACCAACTTTATATAGTAGGCTCTCAGCAATGGAAATATAAAGCCATTTTGAGCCTATTTTTATTTTTGAATTTAGTATTGACAAATTATATGATATATGGTATACTTAATATGTCCAAGGATGGACGTGTACTTTTTTCATTTCTATTTGTCTCCTATTTGTTATTCACAGGTTTACGCTTACACAATCAGCAAAGCGACGATTAAACCCTCACACCAAAATGGTGATGGGGGTTTTTTCGTGGAAAATGTATTGTGTATAGACTGTCTCTTATACA